ATAAAGATAAAGATTCCACTTACTAGATGCTCCACTATAAGTAGTATCTTTTGCGTTTAATGTGTATATTCTTCCTTGACCAATTATATTATCTGCTGTTCCAGTAGAATTTAACTGATCATAAAAATCAACAATTTTTCTATATTGAGGTTGACCTCGTAAGTTATTAAGTACTAAACGATTCCCAAATTCAAAATCTATATTAGCACTTTCTATTTTTTCAACATCTCTTGGTTTATCAACATCTAAAATTGTTAGAGAATCTGTAGTAACATCATATCCTCTTACATAAGCTCTTCCACCAGAAACTTTCACACACATTAAATCATCAGAAGGCGTATTTCCCTCATCTGTTTCTTGATTACTAAAAAATTGACCACCATTTCCTAATCTATTATTTAAAGAATCAACAGTAGAAATATTAAAAGGATCTACAGCATAATTTCCAGATTCTTCAAATGTTCGTTTAGCAAAATAATCTTTAATATGATTATATTCGGTTTTTGATACTATTTTTCTAGGATAACCATCAACTATTCTTAATATTTCAAAGAAATTTTGATCATTCGTATCATCTATTAATTTTTTAGTAAGAGTTAAAGTAATTTTAAATCTATCAGCACCAGGTGCTGCATAATTTGTAAATCCTTGTGCATTATCATATAATGAAGGATCATCTTTAGCACTAATTATTTCTTCATCTATGGTTAATCCAATTTTATAAGATGGTGTATTTGTATAATGATCTAAAATTATAGTTTGCTTCTCAACATCTACAAAAGTTCCTCTAATAAAATATACACCATTAGAAACAAATGCTGCAGAACCTACTGCAGTAGCATCAGATGATATTAATGTCGCTACCGCAGTATCTGCATTAATAGTGGTATTTCCATATATTATATTCTCCTTAGTCAATAAAACTTCACCACTAATAAACTCTGTTAAAGTAGGATCCGTTATACCGCTATTTAAATATTTTACATATATTGTTAAATCTTCTACATCACCACCATCTGGTAAAGCAATAAAATCAACTGAAGCAGTTATACCAGAAGTTTGACCTTCTACAATTTTACCAACTAATTGATCAACATAAAGTGATATATTAATTCCAAATTGAGTAGAATTGACCTTTACAGCATTATATGCAAGATCGTAAGTAGGTGCTCCAGGAATTACAATCGATCCTTCCTTAAACATATGAGAACCAAAAGTCTCTATTTGATTCTGTAAAATAGATTGTAAATTGGTTAGTTCTCTTGCTTGAACAGGAAAACCTGGTTTAAATAAAACCTTGTAAAAATTATTACTGGGGTCAAAATCATCATAATAAGGACTAATATTTAAATCTTTTGCTTGTGCCATGTTTCTTTAAAATTCCAGAATAATTTTAATGTCTTCTTTTTGTCTAAGATTTCTAGTAATCTCTTCTCTATTATCAATATAAAGAATATCACCAGTTGTTTTATTTATCTCAGGTTCAGCAAGACCTCCTGTGAAATAAACTCCTAAATCAATCTGATTACTTCCAGATGTAACAGTACGTCCTGAAAAGTCACTGTCAAATGTTGTTGTATCTGGTGTTCCAGCGTCAAACACAATACCTTTATCAGCAGAAGATACAAATGGTATTACCTTTGCCTCACTAGTTACTCCAACATAATCCGTTTGATTACCAGTAGTTTGATTATAATATAAAGATCTATCTTGATAATATTTTAAAACACTTGTTGTTTTATCATATGATGCTATATAACCTTTAGCAAAAGTTCCATCTCCTTGGTCTTGTGATATTTTAGTTCCAACAGTAGGTACATCTACTCCCCATCCTGAAAGATTAGAGGGATTAAATTTTATAGCATATAACGAAGAATAATCAGATCCACTATAGAGACTATCTAAAGAACTAAATGTTGAAGGATTCTTTACAATACCAACTTGTGCAAATTTAGTATCAAGAGGAAAATCTTTTGTAGAATCATCAAATCTCGCATATATTAAAACTCTGTCTGCTCCCAGATCTTTATAGATATCATAACCATGACCTCTGGAAGGTGGTATAATGACTATTAATTCAGCTGGAGTTGATGAAGATATTGCTTGACTACTACCAATTCCACCCAAATCAACCATACCATAAGTATATCCACTTCCACCAGCAGTTACAGTAACATCAGTAATTACTCCTCCAGTAGTTGTAACTGCTACTTTACCACCAGTACCATCACCTAATATATCACATATAATAGTTTTATCTGCATCATAATAATTGCCACCATTTTTAATATATACAGTTTTTATTTGATTAAAATTAACTGCAGAATCTGCTGCTTCTCTAACACTTTGAATAACAGAATTTGTAGATGTAGCCCAATCATTAGGAACTACAATATATTCTGTAGAATCAAATTTTATAATATCATTGGGAGATATTGTATACAAATATTTCCATATGTAACCATCACTAGTAGATCCAGCAGCACTTGGTTCTAAATCTGTAAAAGTTGGTTCAAATTTAGACTTTGGAATTTCAGAAGTACTTCCAGATGATCCATTTTCTATACAAATATAAACATTATAATCACTATTAACAACAAAATAATTTGCATCATATAATCTTGCAGTATCTGATACTGGTGCTTTATTGTTAATACTATAATCCTGCCTATACATATCATAAGCAGTATTACTTTTCCATTCTACTTTCCTTACGACCCTTCTAACATTCGCACTATTAACTTTTTTCCCAAAAAGTGAGGTACTCCCATAATTCCATTCATGGTTTAAATTATCAATTGGATTTGGAGGTGTGGTATTCCATGTAGTTGTTCTACCAAATCCTGGATTTGGAGTAGTCGGATTACTAAGACCCAAAAATACATAATAATTATTATTGGTATCTAGTACAGAATCTACAAAATTACCAGCATTAGATATTCTAAATTGATCTGTTACTACGGCTGACATATTAATTAGTTTTTAGGTATTTATAATAGTATTATGAATAGAATGGATCTAGAGCTCCTGTGTCTCTATAACCAACTCCACGTCTCTGAATTGTTGGAAAAGTGGTTAATCCAGAATTAATAGTTTTTCCAGTTACGGCAATTGCTATAGGATTACTATTTCTAGTAGCTCCATCCAATATACCTAAAGAAAATCTTCCAACAGCAACGCTAGAACTACCTGTGGAAGTAATTCCAACCAATACAGAATCATCAATTACATTACATGTAATAAGTCCTACATTACCACTACTCCAAGGTGCATAGGAAATATTATATACATTATCTAGGAATGTTGTTCCAATACCAACAACTGCAGTATTGGAATCGTAAATAGATGTCACTCCATTTCCAACTTGAGTATTTGAAATATAAATTGGATAATTAATAGCCAAATCAGAATACTTATAATTATCAACAGGATCTTTATATAAATGGAATTCTAAAGCTAAAGCAGTTCCATTTCCAGTGGTAGTATTAATACCAGTAACAATTCCAGAAATACCTGTTGCAACTCCAATATTAGTAATAATCTCACTATTAACTAGTGGTGATAATACTAATACTTGTGGAGGAGTCGTTAATGTATAACCTAAACCTGGATTGGTTATAAGAGTTGAAGTAATAGTTCCATTGGAATCTATAGTCGAAGTTGCAAGTGCAGTTGTACCAATACCTATTATATTACCCTCACTATCTTTATCCAATATTCCAGTTGTTGGTATACCTATAGCAATAGATGGAGCAACAGTATAACCAATACCACCACTGACAATATCGAGTGATGAAATAGTACCATCAGCACTTACTATAGCAGTTAAGGAAGCACCAACGGGAGTAATATTATTATCAACAATAATTGCACTAAGTTTATTAGCATTTATATCATATTCTTCATTAAAGAATAATGCTTCATCAACAAAAAACTTTGTGGTTGTATCAGATATTTTACCAATTACCTTAGCAGTTGGGAATATCATTGGTTCTAAACTAGCTCTAGATTTAAAAATCTTTTCACCATTTATTATTTTATCAACTTTTTGCTTTGTCCAATTAAGTGTTTTTTGATTGTTATTAATACCCACACCCCTATAAAGATTAGTTTCTATACTCTTGGATGTAATAATATCTTGTACTGTTCTGGTATTTTGATCAATATCACTAGATTGAATTGCATCTAATTGAACAATATCTCCAGTTTTTACTGAAGGTTGTATATTTTCCACTAAACTACTATCACTACCTACACTTCCACGATAGAAAAATATTACAACATTATCTTCTGGTTTTGGTGCTACAGTAAATGTAAATGAGGTTCCACCAGTAAATGTATATGCACTGCCAGGTTCCTGAATAATTCCATTAATTAAAATAAATAATGTATTTGTTAAATTAATACGTGGAAAATCAGAATTTGGATCAGTCTCAAAACTTAAAATTTGACCATCATATTTCAATTGAAATCTTCTTCTAACTCCATCTTGTTGATCTTTGATAGAATCAATATAATCCATTTGACCAAATTGCCATGCTGCAAATGAATCACTAAAAGTATCTAAAACAGTTAATTCAAACTCAGCCTGTGGAGATGCTACACGAGAATCTGTAACTAAACCAACAGGTTTAAATACATCACCTTTTTTAAATGCATATCCATTTCTAGCAATTTCCCACTTGGTAACTCCAAAGAAACTACTAATTCCTGTAAATGATGTTTTACCAACATTAATCGTAAATGAGTTAGTTCCAGTTTTAGTAATTGCAGTTGTTACACCAGCAATTGGATCAGTTGCTCTTGGGTAAGTATGTTCTGTAAAATTTTCATCTGCATCACAAGTAAATATTAATGAATTATTTACAAGTCTAATAGTATTATCAGTTATTAATCCATGAGCACTTCCAAATGATAATTCAAGTACTCCAGTAGATGCATTATATGTTGCTCCACTTGGTTGTATAGCGGATAAAGATGGACTAATTCTCTCTACTGCACCTGAGTCTGCTGAAACAAATGTATGTTTCATAGAGTCTATTGGTAATCCACCTACTTCAATATCCAAAAGTAGACCAACTCCAGTATTAGTTGTTTCACCTTCACCCAATCTTGATACACCCACTACTCCCAAACCTCCGTAGGATGCCTCTGGAATAACCAATTGTGGATTATTATAGTTTGTACCAGCAGTAGTTGTTTCAAATGCTAGAGTTCCACCAGCACCTACTGTAGCGGCAACCACAGCACTAGAACCAACACTACTACCAACATCCACTGAGAATGATAATGTATCAATTACGGTAATTGCTAAATCAGTATCATAAGCAGGATCAGTAGATCTTGGATATGAATGATATGATTGATTATCATCTTTATCGCAAGTAAATGTCAATCCATTTGTAGCAATTTTTATGTTACCACCAGATAATCCATGAGCACTAGTAAATGATAATACTAAAATACCTGTAACAGCATTATATACTGCGTTACTAGGTGTTAAGGTAGTTCCTCCTTGTGTAATACTGTCAGTAACAGCACTCACAAACTTATGTGCATATGGAATATCTGTTACTGCAACAGAAACATTTGTTCCATAATACCCAGATCCATATGTAGCATCCCCATACCAAGGCATAACATCTCCACCACCCACATATGTGTGAGGAATAGTACTTGTTCCAACATTAGTAGTAAATCTATTCTGTGTTTGTGACTGACCAACATTAACAGTAAATGTATGTTGAGTAACACTGGTTATAGTTGTAGAACCACCTCCAACTGCAACAGGATCTTTTCCAGGACGAGGATAAGTATGTTCTGTATTATAATTATCTCTAGAGCATGTAAATGTCAAAGAATTATCTGTAATAGCAATAGATTGATTAAGATTAAAACTATGATAATTCTTAGTAAATGTTAACTCACCAGTAGCAGCATTATAATCAGCACCTGTTGGTTGTATACCACCCACAGCAGTTGCTGTAGCACTTATAAACTTATGATCATAATACCCAGGAGAAGTATTTAATATTGAATATTCTAAACTTGTAGAACCCAACCCAACATTATTATTAGATGGGAAAAATGTGGTAGTAATTCCATAACTTCCAGAACACTTAAATTCAAGTCTATGTAATTTTACTTGTTGTCCAATACCAGATTCAAAATTATGCTGATTTTCAGTAATAACTTCTAAGAATCCAGTTGTATTATCATAAAATGCTGTCGTTACACCATTAGAAGGTCCAGTTGTAGCAAAACCAACGACCTTTGTAATTCCACCACTAGCATTCTTTTCTAAATATACTTTTGCTCCTTCAGCAAGTGCATATCCTTTACCTGGAGTAGATGCTAAAGAAACAATAACCCCACCTATAGGTAATTGATTCTGATTAACATCAGAATCGTTAATTATTAGATCATCTGATTGTGTTGATGTAATTCCTGTAAAAGTAACAGTACTTACACCAGCATTAATATCTTCCGAAATAGCATAATTATTTCTAGGATTATTTTCTGTTGTAGGTCTTTGGAATATATTACCAATTAATATTAATCCATTTCCTCCAGTAGAACCTAAACCAACAGTATTTGCTCCTCCAACTTGTAATGTAAATGTCTGACCTATACCAGTAAATTGATCTGAAATATCATCATATATTTGGTTTGTAGAATAATCATTCCTCAAAAATACTCTGCCATTAAAATCAGAAGTAGGATAATTTAAATTACTTGAATTTTTGATTAATTGTGGGTTTCCTCTAGGAGCATCTGTAAAATGTATTTCTTCTCCAACAATATTATACGAACCCTTATATACTTGAACATTTGATGAATTTGTATGGTTAGTTGCAGAAGTTCCTACAAACCCTCTCTTAACTTCAACAAGAGTTGTGGTTCCTATCCCAGTTATTGGTCCAATACTTGTATTTCCAAATCCAACATTAATAACTTTCATATATTCATCATCAACTTTTAATATATCACCACCAATTACAGAAGAAATACCACTTAAAGAAATAATATCTCTTGTAGTACTAATTCCTGTATTAGCATCATCAATATTATCTTTTAATGTATGGTTTATTGGTGTAAATGCTAATGGAGATTGAATTAAATTATTAATATTAATAATAGCTTTTGTATTACTCTTACTCATTTCAAATTGATGTAGATTTCCTGTACCAACACCTACAAAAGTAACAGCTGTTCCTGCTCTTGTTGTTGCTATTTGGAAACTATCACTAGTATTTCTAATCGCAAAGACATTTGTTGGTAATTGACCAATACCTCCATCAGCACCTTTATATTGCATTGGTGTAGATCCTACACCAACAAAAGTTGATTTGGGAGTATAAATTAATTCTTCATTAGTTCTAAAGAAATGATCTTTAATAGTAAATACACCAGTACTTAAATTAACAATAGAAGAATCAATAGGATTAAAAGATTTAGCAAAAATTGGTGTTTGATTAGAAGTTAATCTAAAATTCTTTCTCCGAATTCTCTCACCCTCTAATCCATCATAAGCATATATCTTTGGAGAATTAATAACCCCACCATAAATCAAATCTACTATATTGGGGGTATTAATAGTATCAGTATCAATGTAAAATACTTTATTGAAAGATGAGACTTGAATAGTATCATCTAAAAACTCTTCATCTGGATGGAAATTTAAAATAAAATCAGTGCTATCAGTAGTTCCACTAAACGTACCAATTCCACCATATTCACTATATGTACCGTATCCATCAGAAGATAAAATAGGTCCTTGTTGAACATAAACATTAGTACCATCATATAGAGAAGTAACTTGATGAAGTGCTTTTGTAGATCCAATACTAACTTCAACAACAGACATAAAAGTATTAAATAAAATCTTACTTCCACTATAAACAACGGTGGTTCCTATTCCAGTATTATAATTGGAAGCATATATTAAACTTCTTTCAGATCCTGCTGGTTGATTATCAACTAAAAATCTATATGTACCTGTTCCAGCAGTAGTTGTACCAAAACCAACTATGTTAGATTTAACTTCGATTTCATCATCTGAGGTATTTTCAAACAAAAGAGAAAATTGTGTATCAGTAAGATCTCCCTTAAATGTACCAATCAATTGACCAGAATAAGAATCTCTTTGGGAATGGGTATCTATAAAAGATTCTGTTAAATAAGTATCTGTTGAATCATGTGTAACATAATGCTCTACATAATTCATCTCATTTGTAGTTCTATTAATTAATTGAGTTTTAGCATAGAAAGATTCATATTTATTTGAATCTACACCAATAATAGTTGTTGTGGTTATTCCTAAATCAGAATCTACAGTAGAAATACCAATTGAAGATGTAAGAGAAGTAAATCCAACAGATTGGGTACCAATACCAGTATTACCAATAAAATCAGTCTCAATGGTTTTAAGATCATAATCAATATCGGGATTATATGGAATAAATCTCAAATAATCTTCCCCAAATTCCGTTTCGACCAAATCAAAATATCCAATTTCACCTATACCACTGAATGTAGTTAATCCAGTTGTAGTATCTAACTCATCTTTTTGTAATAGAACTGATGTAGTTCCATTATTCAACAAAACTAACTGAGATGATTGAATCTTGTTATTAACTAAGTCAGAAATTCTAATGGATAATTCTTTACATGAAATATTAGAATCTACTCTTATAAAATCTAATGATAAACTAGGATCTCCATCTACGTTTGTAAATTGATTCTTAATATTATCAATTAATAATACCTGATTACTTTTAGATAAAGTATATGGTGTTAATTTCTTACTATAAAATTCTATAGAATTTGATTTATTATCATCACCCAAATCAAAAGCAAAATCAAAATTATTAATTGTATCTACTCTTAAATCTCTAATAAAATCTTGTATTCTAAGTAATGCAGAACTACTACCTATACTGACATTAGATTCGGACTTAATACCAACATCTGCAAAATTCTTCATTCCGCTAGTGTGAAGTAAAGAATTAACAGGACTTCTTAATTCATCAAAAGTCTTAGAACTTTGAATAGCATATGAAAGATTTTGATAATAATTATTATCAGGTGTTACCTGAGTATCGAAATTTAATTCTCCTACATTATTAGACCATCCAATATTTTTTTCAATCATGTAGTTAACAGAATATCTACCAAAATTCTCATCAATATTATCAATTCTAGCTTTAACTCCAGAACTTTTTCCAATGATTTCCTCACCAACAGATAACCTATAAGTTCCTGATACTTTAATATTCGTCTTTTCACTATGTGTAATAACTAAATCTCTTTCAATACCATTGGAAATTAATTTTTCACCAATTAAAAACAATGATGTTTCTAAGGAAATAGTAAATATGGGATATTTGGATTTATTTACAAGAATTGATTCAAGATTTTGGTCAGTAACTGCTATACCAGTATTAGTTACTATACCACTCACATCAATAGTTACTGAATCATTAGAACCAGCAGCCGCTACAGTATACTGAGTAACTACACCAAACTTATATCCTAAGTCTGAAGAATTGAATCCAGATCCTGCAATACCTACTTTAGTAATTCCTTCAATATAAACCTCATCATCGACTTTAAATGGAAGTATTGTAAAATCACTTACAGGTGTTTGTATATAACATGTAAAAATTCCAGTAGAATTAGAACTAATAGTACTAATTGCAACCCCATTACTATTGTCTGTGGCAAATAATTCTATTCCAGTATCGGGTAATCCATATGGGGTAACAGTTTGAACAATATTAGAAATTGTACTTCCATTCATCTCAGCTTCAAGGATACCATTATCAATAACAGTTCTACTTACAGAATCAATAATTTTTATAATTGGTGGTGTAATATAATCAGACCCACCTGAAGTTAAAGTAACTATTCCAATTTGATTGGAATTTTTAATATTAATAAAAGGAGAAATATATGCAAATGGTTTTAAAGTTTTATCAGATGAATATTCAAAACCTTCATTAATTATTCTAACTTGTAAAGGATTACCAATAGCACTTGATTTTGGTAAAATGGTAAGATTAACACCTTCAGTAGAAGAAGTTCCAACAAGAGTTGGTAATTTTTCATAATTTTGACCTTTGTCTAAAAGGGTTACCTTATCAACACTTCCCTTTTCAGTTAAAGACTTAGTAGTATAATTTAAAGTAGAGCATTCGGATTGATTGTATGATAATTTTTCGGGTATTTCTGTTAATAAAATATCAAATGTAGTATCACCAACACTAACAATATTATATGAAGAATTGTAATTACTTTGAGTAAAATCTATTTCAGAATAATCTGTAACGCTTGTATCTGCTGTATTGATAAAACCAGATTTTTCTAAATTATAATATAATTTTGTTGGTAATGATGTATTATGATTAATTGTAACTGAAGCATCACCACTTACCCCAATAATACCAGTATTAACTACATTAAATATTGTAGATGATGTAGAAACAAACTCATTTTTAAATTCTTTATCATAATAAATTTTAAATTTATAATCTGCTAATGAAGAATGTGATAAATCAAAAACTAAACTATTAGTAGTTATAACTTTAAGTGGAGGATTTATTAATCTAATTGATTGATCTATTCCTCCTGTAGATCCTATACTAATAGTAGTTGGTGGATGACTTTCAATATCAACCAATGTTTCACATAATTTTATTATATTATCATTAACTTTATAGACATAATATGATGATGCAGAAATTCCTTCCGGGAATAAATCTGCAGAATATGCAATTTTATCTCCTGTATTTAATTCATGAGAAATTGTTCCAAAAGATATTTCATTTTTATCTGTATTAATTCCTGTGGAACTAAATCCAATAGGATTAATTAACATATAATTTGTACCTTCTTGCTTCTCTATTACAACAGAACTTGAAGTTCCAATACCAACTGATAAATTTGGTTTTACATTTAATGTAACATTATCACCTTTAACTAAACTATGTGAAGTAGATACAGAAACTGTTGCAACATTTTTTTGTATATTTCCCAATAATTGGTCATAATTACTACTCAATCTGAATACATCTACATCATCACCACCACTAACAAAATAGACATCAGAATATCCAATACCAACTCCGGTTTTTATTCCAATAGTATTTTTACTTGTATTAGAAACAAATAATGTAGATGGTAAATTAATATTACCGTTAGCAGGGTTAGATGGATCCTCATTGTATTTAATATCATTTGGATCATTATTTAATAATGATATTTGTTGATTTTCAATAAATGGATGATTTTGAATATAAATTCTTTGAGTAGGAACATTAACCGTAATATCTTTATTATTAAAATCAAATGTCATAGTGGACGAAATACCACTAATAGTTCCAAATCCTATGGATTCTTTTGGATTGAAATAAACTATATCATTTACTGAAGAATCAAAATAGTCTATTTTTTTATCAATAGTAAATGAGTCTGGTAAAAATGATAATATAGATGTTGAAGTATGAGCAACACCTGTGGATCCTCTTTCAACTTTTAATATATTATTATCTCTATATACACCTAACAATCTTAATGTTTCATTTCCTATTTTTAAACTACTTCCAATAGAAATATTAGTTGGAATTTTAGAAACTGTTATTTCAGTACCCACCCCTACTGTTGAAGACTCTAAAGAACCAATTAAAATTGATGAAAATGTAGTTACTCCAATTTTATGTGAACCATTTAACTCTGTAAGATGAGTAGTAAATCCTGAAATTGTGATATTATCACCATTTTTAAAATTATGATGCGGCAAAATAGTAATTTTTATACCTTCATTACCATTCCAACTAAATATTGAATTTTCAAAAGAATTTAAAGATGTAGTAATATCTACAATATCCTTACCTTTTAATGAAGATACTTTACTTACTAATCCACTTCCATTAGTGTTTATATTATCAAATTTTAACGAATCATTAATTTTATAGTTATCACCACCTGAAATAATCGAAATTTGATCAATTTTTCCCTTTGTTATCGTTTCTACAACAGATTTTTGCCTTGTTATTTCATTGGTTTCAATTATAAAGTCATTATCTGTATTTTTATCAGAAAGTCTATAAGGAAATGTATTTCTAATTAAATTTTTATCCGAAAAATCAAAGGATTGATCAATATCTTGCTCCAATACTAATGATCTATAAGAATCCCCAACAAAATAAGGAAATTCTGGTTTAGAAGTCGAATCTATGGTTGCATAATATGCATAAATTCCATTAGGAAACTCTTTAGTTTTACTAAATCTCCCATTATTTCTATCCAAATTACCAGAATTGGTAAATTTATAATCTTCAACAAAAAATCCTAGCGGAAAATCATCAGTTGATGGTCTGTCAACCACATTAGATGCATTTTTTGTATATCCAGAAACCATTCTAGATGGTGTTAATGCTATTTCAGGGTTTGCGTACCCATAAGGACCATAAATTGGATTACCATCATAAGCCCATCCAATAATGTTAGATATTTCAGTCTCATTTTCATCAAAAGCATTCTGAATATTTTGATTATATCCACAAATATTATATTTTAAACCATCAAAACCATCTAATAATACTTCACTACCATACTTTTCATGCATATTAACAGTTAATGATCTAACACGACCCCTTAAAAGGGCATTTTTTCCTTTAGAAACAACATTTATTGATGTGTCTATAGAAGAATAACCAATACCAGCATTAATAATTTTAACATCAGTTATTTTATTGTTTGTAATAACAGGTCTTAAGACAGCTCCACTTCCTTTACCACTAGAATCTATCACATTTATATCTGGAATTGAGTAATATTCACTACCACCAAATTGTAAATTAACTGAATCTATCTTACCATCAACAATAAGTGGTTTTAATTGTCCATCTTTACCATTTTTTATTGAAATTATAGGACTTTTTTCAAAATTTACTATAGATGATCCATAACCTGTTCCAGATTCATACAAATACGAGTCAATAATACTTCCTTTTACTGTTGTAGTAAGATTCATCGTTTCAATAACTTGCGTATCAGTTGATAATCCTGCAGGAACATAATTTAAAGTCACATTTATATTAGGATATGCAAAATTTTGATATCCAGTTCCAGTAGACTCGAAATTTACATAATTTTTTCTTATATAATTAGAAGTTATTGTTCCTGCAATACCAATATCACATAATTTGAAGGAATTTTCATCAATTTTAGAAATTTTATATTGATTTGCTGTAGTTGTTATTCCAGTAGAAGTAGTTAATCCAGATATTTTAGTTCCAGTAGTAGTATATTCAATTATTTCACCATCATTAAATCCATGATTATCAAATGTAACTGTATTATAATTAGTTGAAATTCCACTTGGTTTAACAATTATTTTTCTATTAGTAAATTCTCCACCATCAATGATATTAATACCACTAACAGAAGTTTGATTAGGTAAAGTTATAAATTCATGAATACCTGAGAAAATAGCTGTAGAAACTACGGTAGTGGCATGAGTACCAAGACCTATAGTGTTAATTCCTACAATAGCATTATTTTCTGAGTTATATAATTTAATACTCTTATTATTAGATACACCCGCATAATATATGGCATTATTAATTAACATTCCCGGAGTACTTCCAATACCAATTCCTTGATTTTTATTAGAAGATTTATATATTATTGTTTGACCATTTTGGAATCCATGATTTTCTGTAAATGTAACTTCATCTGTAATTGTATTAATACCACCTACATTTGAATCTGAAGTACGCCTTCCATCAAAAATTAATGATCTAGATTTTTGAATGGTTACTGCTTCTAAAGAAGCGGCACCATTTCCACCACTGACATTAACCGATATAACTTTATTAACATCGAATTGTTGTTCATCTACCTCAACTTTTGTAATGGTACCACTAAGAACGGGTTGAATTAATGCAGTTATACCTATACCACTAGAAATTCCTATTAAAGGTGGATTAATAACATCATAGTCACTTCCTCCATTTAAAATATCAATAGAACTTAGAGAACCATAATAAATTTTATCTAATGTCTTATAATTGCTAATCTCTACACCATTTTTTAATAGTCCAACAGACCCTGTAGTTGTTTTCTCTTGAACACCCCTATTAACAGTAGATTCTAAAGAGAATTTTTTAAATATTTTTTGAGGAGAAACTACAGCAGATTTTTGTGACAATAGAATAAATTTATGAATATCTGTCTCAGTTGATTGTGCTAGATTACCAAATTGTAAATAATTGGCATCTCCTATAAAACTTCTAGAATTATATAATCGTAATTGTTTCTTTTTATTTTCCTCATCAAGTATGACATTTACATAATAATTACCAGTAGCTAAACCAACATAATTTTCGTAAGGCGAAATAGGTTGATAAAAAACTTCATCACCATCAATAAAATCAAATTCATTAGGAAATTTAATTAAACCATATTTACCTGTAATTACATTTTTATCATCCAAACTAGCAGCAGTTGCAACTTGAATATTAGATGTTATATTATTTCTATCATTATTACTATTACCAGAATCTGTAGATTGAGAAGGTAATGAATTAGAAGCTACATATGCAACTTTATCATCCCCAATATATAAATTCTGAACATCTGATATAACATTATCATACTTTAAAGAAACTATTGTACTTTTTGGATGAGAAACTTTTCTTCTAATATCATATTCAACACCTGATTGAGGTATTAAAGTAGCATTATTAAAATCAAGTTGATTATTAGTAGGATCAAAAGTTGTTATAATTATATCATTTGAAAGACCATCCTTAATATTATTTGTTCCTCTTTCTAATATTTCAATTTTATCACCCCTTTTAAGACTAGAATCATATATTTTTTCAAATAAAATAGCTTTAGTTACAGTAGATGCAGATCCTACATCACCAATTGATTTTGGTTTAAATCTTACTGATGTATTATATACCCAAGAATTAGCAAAAATCTCTTTATATGACATATCACTATATGATACATCTTCACTATTAGAAATATTTTTCTTTTCTTCTATAATATCACCTATACCGTTTACAGAAATTATCTGATCTTTATCTACATTAAGATTTTTTGATATTTGTTCAAAATTAGATAATACACCAGTTAATCTTATTTTAACTGGTTTGGTTAAATCAGCATTCTCATAAGAAACATAGATGTCATCATTACGAACAGTTTCTGTAGAAGTAATTAGGTCATCAATACCTGTACATCCAAAAAACTGATTAATGGATTTACTTGTATAGTTAATATTAGTATTATTACCAGCAACTAATGTTCCAGTATTTCCAAAACCTATTGTTGAGTCAACAGATATTATAGAAGATCCTATAGAAACATTTTCTAAACATTTAGAAGCAGGAGTAATTTTAAATTTTCCTTGTATGGTAGATGCTGATTTATCATAACCCATAAAGAGAGAAATTTTCCAATACTGTTTATTTTCAGCAAAACCTACACCACTTCTAGTAAAAGGTTCAACTTCAGAAATAGATGCATTAGTATCTAAATCATTTTCTTTAAATATTGTTTGACCAACTAATTGTGAAGGATCTCCAGAAATGGCATCTCCAATTATAACTTCTCTTCTAATATATTCTGCAGAAGATGGTTTAAGTAAATAATCCTCTAAATTTACAACTTTAGGAGTTTCACCATAAAGTACATTAAATAATATCCTAAAAGATTCATCAGTACCTTTTGCTTCATATAATGATCTTGATTCCTTTATAAAATTACCTATATTTACATCAGGGGCAAAATCTACACCAACCAAGTCTGGTGTTAATGTGTATTTTTGCTTTTCATAAAATTGCTTTAAAAATAAAGAACTTAAATTTTGAATATTAGAATTTGCACTATGACTTGCCGCAGTAGTATTATTAAAGACTAATTCCTCTTGATTTAATTCTTTATGATAACTTGTAATTCCACAAAATCCTCTAACACACCCAACAAATTTATTTTTTTCCGCATTTAATGAAGTATATGTAATAATTTCATCATCAATTTTCAATAATCCATACTCATTAGGAAATCCTTTAGTACTACTAACATTTATTACAGTATCCCCTATGGTAGTAATACCAGTGGTTGTGGCACTATCAACAACCACTTCAGGTGTAAGATTATCTAATTTCAAATATTCTGATAAATTATCAGAAATATCAACAGGCCCTCCTTGATATTCTTGAGAAATATAATATTGCTTTAAAAAATCTATCGTAGTGGGGCTTTCACTCCGCACAAAATCTGGTAGTTGATTATCAATTATTTGCTGAATCTTGACTTTAGATTCAAAACCAGTCTGTATCATATTACTATCTTATTAATTGTCCGTTTGAATAACTAGATGTATAGAAATCTTTAATAAAGGTGGTTCCGGTTATTTCATCACCAGAACTAATAACATCTCTTACCATATTTATTTTACTTTTTGAGAGGCTTAAATTGAGATATAATTCTTTTAATCCAACTACATCATTAGATTCTGGAATTGCCTGTATTTCAATTATTTCAGAATCATTAAGAGTTGAAGTAATATTTACTGTATTTAATAAAATTTCACCTTTAATATAATCCACAGTTCCTGCTGATTTAGCAACAACAAAAATAGTCCCATCATTCGATAATTCTACAATAGAAATACTTCCTGTCTTCAAATCTGTATTTGGAAGATCTGTAATATATACCGTTTTAGAACTTGTAGAAATTTTAAATCCAGTAGATTTGATATTATATCCTTTAGGATTTACATGGAATTGATTGCCAAAACATAGTTCATATTGAGCAAATTGATTAAGTGCTGCTTTTAAATCTCTTCTTATTATCACTTTAGTAATATTGGAAGTAATAGCAGTAGAAGTATTGTCAATAACTTGTTGAACTTTACTGTACTTAAATCTTCCTCCAAATTTATTCATATCTATTGAATCTGCATATGTGGTAAGTGAATTGGTTACTTGTGCTTTGAGAGATTCTGCATTTGAAATTTTAGTATTATCATAATATACAGCAGTATTAAGTTCAATATATAACATCTTCAAATCTGTTATTTTTTGATTAATCCCTGATACTGAATATTGCTTCAATTTTGATAAAATAAGAGATTTATTAAAATCCGAAACAAATGAACCATTCTTAGGTTTTATACTAATATAAACATTTCCAAATTCTGGTGGATCCATTTCTTCACCACCTACAACAGCCACAGATTCTGTATCTGGATATATCTTCTGAACTATTGCCTCATAATCTCTTGGAGTAACAGCACGATATTGGGATGAATAAATTCTTGGTGCATAATATTTAATTGAACTGACTTCTTCAATATCAGCTCCATTTCTAGAATTTTCATTAGTGGTTAGTGATGTAATTGATGCATTTAAATTAATCGCATTTCCTGTTAGAGGGTTACTGTATGTAAGTTTTCCTGCAAAAGAAAATGTACTATTTTCAGTAGTTCCACCTATACCATTTCCATCTATACCATCAGTAGTAATATATTGAACGGTAATTACATCACCATTTTGTAATTTTCTACCAATTTTACCATCACCAAATAATAATTCATATTTTTCGTCTTGTACTTCTTGTATTAAATATATTTCTGAAAATGAATCTACATTTAAAATATTTTCTACTAATGAATATTCACTTCCTAATGATCCAAGATCATCATCAACTCCATCTTCAGGTGTCGCATCTCTATGATAATTGACATATACTTTAATAGTGGAAGTATCAATACCAGAATTATCTAATAAGAATCTTTGATCTAAAGAAGCATTAACAGTAAATTTCTTTGTTAAAAATATACCTTGTTTTATTTTTACATTATTAAAAGTTGCTACCCCATTTGATATAGGTGCAGATATATTTTCTGTAGTAGAAAATACATAAGAAGTATCTGAAGCATTACCAACGCATACTATACCCGTTTCTAACGTTGCTATAGTATGACTAGTATCAATTGTAGCATTAAACGATATGTCTGCTGTGGCTGCCGTTCTAGAGCGTGGTACATATCCTATGTTACGTGCCAAGGAAACTACATTTTCACGTAATGTTGCAGAATCTAAAAAAGATTCATTCACCACCATATTGGAGTTAAATGCTGTGATATAGGTATTATATGCTAAAGTATCAATTAAAACGGAAAAGTTAGACCCTTCAAAGTCAAATCCAGTGAAATCAGAATTTGCACGTAGATAATCTTTAATTGAAGTTTTTATTTGATCAAAATCAAGATTTGTGAATTTAGTAAACGGCATTTTATCTTGTTGACTCTAAAAGGAAGGAATATTCTTGTACTGGAAACTCTTGTCCTATAATATCATATACAACATCTACCTCAAATGTATTATCATCTGGTTGAGGATTAACAGAAACAGTGACATTTTCAATTCTTGGTTCAAAATTATCTAAAGATACTTCAATTTGACTTTGAATTGTTGCGGCAGTACCAAAATCAACGAACTCAAATAAACTAGCATATACATCAGAACCAAAAAGAGGATCAAAAAACTTTTCAGTTGGTATAGTTTGAACTATATTACGTACTGATCTTTTAATCGCATTTTCATTCTTTAATATAGGTAAATCATTCGTAACAGGATGAGGTTCAAAAGATAAACTAATATCTTTAAATACCCTTGATATCCTCTTAATTGCCATAGGACAGGGGTTTTTTCTTTATTTATACTGCTTTCCCAATAAAAAAGGCACCTTGCGGTACCTTGTAGTTATTTGCCTTGTCCTCTATACCTTTTACGAGCTGAGTTACGAGAGGTTGCCGCATATTTTGAGTGCTTCCCTCTCCCTTGACGAGACTTCTTCGGTGGAGATTGTATAAAGTTCTCACCACCACTTATACCACCTGTTGCCTTAGCCATCTTCCTCCAAATAAGTTTCAGTTTTTAATTGATCGGATGTTGGAGAACCTGTCTGATAAAATTCAATTGCCAGATTCTCCATAATATCAAAGTATTCTAATTGACTTAAGTCATCAAATATAACTTTGCCATCTCTGTAGATTTTATATAACTCTCGTCTTTTCATGCCCCACTCTTACTCTTGGATCGCACCAGATTTCGAAACCTGCTTCCTTGGCATCAAGACAGAAAGAGACATCCTCTCCACACATGTCCTGTACCTCGCCACTCTCGAAAACTTGCATCTTAGGAGCAAACCAAGGGTATGGCATACCTTCGTGTTCGAAGACTCCATTCTTGATAAGTAACCATCCAAAACCTGTATAATCTACTGTAAATGGTTTTCGCCGTTTAGAAATACTTTCAACTGTTTCATGATTCATTACTCCACCATTACTACGAAAATCATCTTCTTCTAACCAGTGTGCTACTGAGGTTGTTTTGCCATCCTCTGTTGCATACCATCCTGCGGCAATGTCTTTTTCCATTAAGATTATTTGCCAAAACTTTTCAGTGTTAAAAACAATATCAGAATCAATCCATAACTGCCAATCATATTTCAATTTACCATCCCACGGTACTTGATTCGGGCCTCGCAATACATTCGCTCCTAAGCACTTGCATCTTGCAAAGTTTACCATTGATGAATAGTCTTGCGAAATCTGAATGCTTGCTCCGCATTGTACTAAATCAAAACAAAGTTGTACAAAACTTTTTAGGAATTGATAAGAAACACCTCTACCAGGTAAACAGAATACTATTGCTTTTCCTTTTACAATTTCCTTTGCTTTCTCAAAATCCCATTCTGGTGCCTTTTTAGTTATCGGTGACTTTGCTTTCACCGTAAATCCTTTAGCCATAATTTCTTGTAATTACATTCATATCATACAGCATTATATAGTATTTGTCAATATGAAGATTCTTCATATGCTTTATGGGGGTTTTCCATCATCTCTGCATATGATAAGTCTTCTGTAAAATAAGATCTATATATTCTTCTCCATATAATATTAAACTCCCACTCATTTAAATCTTTAAATAAACATTCATTCTTTAAGTAAATGTGATAAGATTTTTGATTATTCATTTTCTTCGATAATAATCGTTTTGGAATCTATATACCATTTTAACTCACTATCTTCATATAAGTCAAGTTCATTAATAATTTCTTCAGGAATTGTTGTAAAGTATCTTCCAGTTACATTATCAATCTCTATGGTGCTAAAAATTTCATCAAAATTTTTTCTCATATTTTTGAAATCTTGTGGTTGTTTTTATATAGCGAAAAAAATTCTTACATTGGAAGGAATTTATGGCTGCCTTGGGTAACACTTTGTAGGTTAGGGTAGTTACGCAATTTTAGAATAAGGGGGCAAAACACCCCCTTACTGTCTGATTCACGAACGAATGGGCATAGGCACGAATCGTTGATTATGAAAATTGGCATATGAAAATGCCCGACGGTTGACCAGTTTGAAATATCCGAACCGTGATATCATGACGTACCCCTCACCCTGAATAGGTTGATAATCACCCATGATGAAAGTCTGAAAATCAGCAGTGTCACGACACGCATTTAACGCAAGGTGCTTTATCTCTCTGACAGTATCCCATAACTCAATCAAGTTTGGATCACAAAACTCTTCAAAGTTAGCAGGGTTAATGTCCTTGCCCTCACGAATCAAATAGTTTAAGTTGATTTTGATTTTCTTTGCTGTTCGCTCATCTA